ATCAGCAATCAATGTGTTGGGTGATCTAATCGACGAAAACACCGTTTGGCACCTTAATCCTACTGGAAATTTTGTTATCGGCGGGCCTGACGGTGATGCTGGGGTCACAGGACGTAAGATCATTGTGGATACGTATGGCGGGTTTGCTCCTCATGGTGGCGGTGCGTTTAGTGGTAAAGATCCTACCAAGGTAGATCGCAGTGCTGCATACATGGCCCGGTGGCTAGCTAAAAACGTAGTAGCAGACGAAATGGCAGACTGGTGTAACATTCAATTGTCATATGCTATCGGTGTTAAACAACCAACTAGTATTCTTGTTGATAGCAACGGTCACAACCGCTCAATTGAACGTTTTATTCGTAACGAAATTGATCTAAGTCCAAAGGGTATTATTGATAGATTTGATTTGTTCAACTTTCATAAGTACAGTGAAAACTGTGTATACGGACATTTTGGAGACAAAAATGTTCCGTGGGAAAGGATTGGATGGTAATGAAGAAATGGCTTAAACGAATTACTGGTATCGAAGCTGAAGAACAAGCATTAGAAGCCGACCGCAAACGACTCGAAGAAGCTGAACTAGAGGTGCTCAAAAAACGTGATCCTAAAGCATATGCTACCAAACGTGGAGAACCTTGGGTTAACGTAATTGATGTAAAGGTCAACGAAAACAATGTTCGGAACGGATTTTTTGAACTAGATTGGAATAGTTTCTTTATAGAACAATTAATTGCAGCAGGGTACGGAGAAATTGCTGATCCTGAAGAAGAAGTAGTAGATCGTTGGTTTCGCGATATCGTATTCAACATGCTGAATGAAGAAGGACTTGACACATCAAGAAATTCAGGGTATATTAATGTTGTACCAATTGCAAGAGGCAAATCCGAAGTATCATGAATACATACATTCTTGTAGACACTGCTAATACTTTTTTTAGAGCTCGTCACGTTGTTCGTGGCGACATCGACACAAAGGTAGGCATGGCACTACACATTACACTTAATAGCATTAAAAAGGCATGGCAAGACTTTAACGGTACCCATGTAGTATTTTGTTTAGAGGGTCGTAGTTGGCGTAAGGACTATTACAAGCCTTACAAACGTAATAGACAAGAATCTCGTGACGCAATGAATCCTCGTGAAGTAGAAGAAGATCGTGTGTTTTGGGAAATTTACGACGAATTTAAAGAATTTATTGCAGATAAAACTAACTGTACTACAATTCGACATCCTAACTTGGAGGCTGACGATCTGATTGCAGGCTGGGTACAAAATCATCCAAACGACAATCATGTTATTATTAGTACAGATGGCGACTTTGCACAACTAATTGCACCTAATGTTAAACAATATAACGGTGTAAGCAACACTACAATTACCCACGAAGGCTATTTTGACGACAAAGGTAAGACAGTTATCGACAAAAAAACCAAACAACCTAAGCCGGCACCCGATCCGCAGTGGTTGCTGTTTGAAAAATGTATGCGTGGCGACACCAGTGACAACATTTTTTCTGCATATCCCGGTGTTAGAGTAAAAGGTACAAAGAATAAGGTTGGGTTGACTGAAGCATTTGCTGACAAACAGTCCAAAGGATTTGCATGGAATAACCTTATGTTACAACGGTGGACTGACCACAACGGCGTTGAACATCGTGTTATCGATGATTACACACGCAATGTAACGCTGTGCGATTTAACTGCTCAACCAGACCATGTTAGAACAGAAATTAACAGCACAATTAATTCAGTTGAATCTAAAAATATTACGCAAGTGGGTATGAGATTGATTAAGTTTTGTTCTAAGTGGGATTTGCAACGAGTTGCTGATCAAGCGCAATCGTTTGCAGAACCACTGTCTGCAAAGTATGTAGGATAAGCTATGATAAAAAAGAGTTTTGTTGCAACACCTGTTTTAAAAGATAAGTTTTGGATAATTAACGAAGGCGATACCAAGGTCGGTACCTTAGCCAGAGACAATGACAACTATATATTTTCAGGTAAGGGCGAAATTAGCTTTTACACTGACAAATCAGAGTTGCTAAAAAAGTTTGGAAAGAACTTTTTAACTGCCAAAATTACAACTCCGACGAATAAAGATAAAGAATTTCACGTTCACGACTATCCGTCTAGGTCTGAACCTTTTAACAGCATGTATGATATTAGTCGAAAACTTCCTTTGTTTACAAAAAGCGAAAAGTCAAAAAGTGTATATTGTGCAGGATACTATCTAGTTAAATTTAATGTAAATTGGCTTAAAAGTTTTTGTCCAAAACTTATTACAATTGAGCGTAATGAATACATTGGGCCTTTTAAAACAGAATTAGAAATGAAAGCAGCATTGCACAATGTCAATCGAACCACTTAACACATTACCAATCATACAATATTTACAACAAGTTAAACAAGCAGATGCAAGTAACTCTCCAGAGATACGTATTCCTATAGATCGTGCAAAGTCACTAGCGTATACGTTAGGAATGGTGATGTCACGGTTAGAAGGCGACTTGGAAAAATATGTAAAAGAAGCATTATCATCCGAAAATGAAGTTATAAATATTAACATGGATGCAGGTTCTCGTTGGTAATAACCCGGTTTACGATGATAAATATATACGCATTTAATGGAGCGTAATATGAGTCGACCTAAACCAACAATACTGTTAGATTATACAAATCCTAGAACATACAAAACAGAACAAGTATTATCATCTGAAGCAATTTGGGCAGTATTTTATAAAGGAAAACCTTTTAATTTAAAAAGTTCAAATTCGTTAACAAACTATCCAGGACCCAAGTATAAAAAAACAAGTTTTTCTAACCCCGGACATGCACACAACTTAGCAAAAAAACTTAATACTACTTTTAAATGTAAAGAGTTCGAAGTGTATAAGTTAACTTCGGGTGAACCAATTTGAAAGAAACATATACAAAACTTTTTTTAAAAGAATTAGGCAAAACGATAAACGACCAAACAGTCTCGGAATATATGCCACTATGGTGGCAAAATACACGATCAAACAGTCATACCGGTTTAAGGTTAACAGACAAAGGTTATGAAACTATCTGTGAGATTGGATTGGCAACTTACGACATTCCTTTTCCGTTGGATATGTCTTTAACCACTCAAGTCATTCTTTTCTTAGACAAATTCATTGACTGTCCTTATTACTTAACAAAAAAAGGTATAGTTGTTACTAACGAACGCAAGGCAGTTGAGCTAACGTTGTTTTCGGGCGATGTTAGAAAATATGGAATTGCAAAAGCATTAACACGAAGTAATCAAGAGTAAACACATATCATGGATCTAATAGTAAGTCAACAAAGAAACGAAGTAATTTGGGCTCTGCAACGGTGCGGCACGAATCATCTTAGAGCTATTGCAGCCGCCGGAATATCCGATTGGAGATTGTTGTTTGGTTATAAAAATATTGATAAACTAGCGGACATGAAAGTTACTAGGATAGCCAGAGATCCTTTACAAAGATGGCTTAGCTGGTTTACTTCATTTGTTATAGAAACAAACTCCAACGGGTCTGATAATCCGTTACACAAAGAGTATTCTAACATAGATGTTAGAAATTGGAATGTTGCTGATGCAAGATTGTTTTTTACCGAGTTTGAAAAAAACATGTACAATGACTATCACACTATACCTCAACACATAGGGTATTTCGAGCATGAAAGTCTAAACCATAACAGTCACTTTGTATTAATGGAAAACATTGACTTATATCTCCGAGTTAGTCGCAAGCAGCATCAGCCAGCGTTCAAAGAAGTATTTTATAACTTAGAGTCTACTGTACAACAATATATTATGAACACTGTATGCGACTTATATGAAAAAGACTTTTTGTGGTTAAATGAACTAGATCTCAGACTAGTCTTGCCAACACAGAACACATCACTAACGTAAAAAAATCTTCAACAACTGAAAATTTATTCTTGACAACACTGTAATGCACTGCTATTGTAAGACATAGGCACTGAAATCACAGAAAGGAATACACAATGTCTGAAGCACGTACTGTTACTCCGAACAAAGCAAAAAATAGCTTGCGTCATGCAATGCGCAAAAAACGCCCTGTTTTTATGTGGGGTCCTCCCGGAATTGGTAAATCTGACATTGTTGCTCAGATTACTAACTCGTTTAAGAATAGCCTGTTGATCGACGTTCGTTTGTCGCTGTGGGAACCCACTGACATCAAAGGTATTCCGTATTTCGATACCAACAGCAGCAAAATGGTGTGGGGCGCTCCTGCCGAACTGCCCGATGACGAACTGGCTGCTAAGTATGATAACATTGTTCTTTTTCTTGACGAAATGAACAGTGCTGCGCCTGCGGTGCAAGCCGCTGCTTATCAGCTGATTCTTAACCGTCGTGTCGGTCAATATCGTTTGCCCGACAATGTTATGATTGTTGCGGCTGGTAACCGCGAAGCTGACAAGGGTGTTACCTATCGTATGCCTGCTCCATTGGCAAACCGTTTCATCCACTTGGAACTTGCTG